ACTGCGGGTTGAGAAGGCCGAGGCGGATGACCCGCTGGACATGGTCTGATTGCAGTCTAACGTACTGCTCGCATGGTGTGGTCATGCAGTAACTGTGGAGCTGCCAGACGAGCGTTGCGAAGCACTGTCGGTTCTCTCGCGTGGATGGAGTGCCTGTGGTGGATTTCCAAAGCGAAGGGAAGCTGATTCCGAGCACGATACTGACGCCGTGCGATGATTGAAGATGAGCGATTGCCAGATAACGCCCAGCGTAACCGGGCGGGCGTGAGCGACGTTGATTTCAGATTCCGCGTGGTCGCCCGCTCCGGTTCACGCAATTGTTAGCCAGATTTATTTTGTGGAATGTTTGATTTAAGTATTGACGGCAATCGACCATGTTCAGCAGGACGCGCGAGAAAACTCTCCTACGTCAGGACGCATGGCTCCGCGTCTCTGCTGCAACATTTTGTTAGTCGCTTTTTCTGGTTTCGTGCCCCTTTTCTGTATTGACAGAAAAGAATAGCCGATGTACCTTACGTGCATGAGTCACACGCAACCCAACACGAAAGGCGACACGATGGACTACGCAACCGAGCGACTGATTGAGATGGGTGCTACGCACGAGACGAAAGAGGACCATTTCGGCGACACAAAAAATGGGTGGTGGATGGACACGGTGTGGCTGGCACCGTACAGCAATCCACGGGAAGCCCTGCAGGCGGTTGAGGGTTGATATGACATGGATTATCGAGACCGAAGGGGCGGACGTGGTTGACGGGGATGTGTACTTCCTGTCGCAGCGTCCGCCTTTGTCTGTGCTAGGTGGAATCCACATATTCCCCTGAAGCTGGGTAAGACAAAAGGGAAGGGCAGCAGGCGAACGGCACAGCCTGTGCGACACACTAACTGACTGAATGCCCAAACGTGATCATGCTGAGTGTGTTGCCGCGTACTGTGACGGCGTGTTGTCTGGCGAGATCATTGCCGGGCGATACGTTCGCTTGGCAGTGCAGCGGCATCTGAGCGACCTGCAACACGCCCACGAGCGAGGACTGTATTTCGACACGGAGATCGCAGACCGGGCGTTGCGTCGAGTGGAAGCACTCTGCACGCATACCAAAGCCGAATGGGCTGGCAAGCCGTTCCTGCTGAGTCCAAATCAGCAGTTTGTCCTGTGGTCCATCATGGGCTGGCGGCGGCAGTCAGACGGGCTGCGGCGATTCCGCAAAGCGTATCTGACCTGCGGTCGAAAGTGGGGAAAGTCGCTGTTTGCCTCGTCGATTCTCAAGTTGCTCACGCTGTGTGATGAGCCGATTGAGCCGGGGGCTGAGTGCTACACCATCGCCACGGCTGAGGATCAGGCACGGCTCGTCTATGACGCGTTTGAGCAGATGGTGAAGCAATCGCCGTCTGGAAAAATACAACGACTCGCCAGTGTCCGCACGAAGAAGATCACCTTCGATGAGCCACCGTATTGCGGCTCGTTCGTCAGGCCGCTTGGCAGTGACTCGAAAAACAAAGATGGGCTGAATCCACATCTCGTGATCGTCGACGAGCTGCATGAGTGGCGATCGTACTACCGCAAGCTATGGGAGAAAATGAGCACTGGCGGCGGTTCTCGCCGGCAGCCGCTGACGGTAATCATTACCACGGCAGGTGATGACAAATCAGCCATCTGGCTGGAGCAGGACGATCTGGCAACACGTATGCTGGATGCAGTCGAGGTCGGCGAGAGTCCGAACGACACACTGTTCGCATTCGTGGCACGGATCGACGAAGACGATGACCCGTTCGACGAGGCGTGCTGGCCGAAGGGTAACCCGAACATGGTCGAGTCTTTTCCGGGTGGTGTGCCGCAATGGGCAGAAGGCCTCGGGACGCCGAAGATTGATTATCTGCGTGAAGCGGCAGGCAACGCTCGACTCAATCCGGCAGACGAGAACGCTCTTCGGAGATATCACGCCAACATTCGTGTTGCCAGCACGGAACGTGCGATCCGGCCAGCGATATGGGCAAGGGGTGAAGCCCAACACGAAGACTGGCCCCACACTGCCTATGGTGGTTTCGACCTTGGGCGTTCCGACGACTGGGCTGCCACGGCGGTGATTGCTCGCGTGGGTGGCGAGACGATCGATGACGCAGTCTGGCAGCTAATGGTCAGGACGTGGGTTGCCAGCGAGGGGGCAATCGACCTGACGCAGCATCCGTTTCGGCAATGGGTGAATGAGGGACTCATCACCATTTGCGACGGTGACGCAGTCGACTTCGCAGATATCGAAGCTCAGATCGTGGCCGACGATGCCGAGTACGGTATTGAGCAGTGGCGATATGACAACACATTCGCGGAACAGCTCGCTCAGAATCTACTTAACGAGCATGGATGCAACGTGTCACCGATGCACCAGTCAGCGAAAGCATACAATGAGCCATTGCGATCATTTCTGCGGGCGGTCAAGCAGGGGCGGATACTACATGGTGGCGATGCGGTATTGCAGTGGCAGGCGTGCAATCTGGTGATCAAGCGGGACAACCGCGATCAGTGGATGCCGGATAAGCCGGGGTCGCTCAATAAGATTGACGGCATCGTTGCGTCGTTGATGGCGTATGAGGCGGGGCTGTTCTATGAATCACAAGGCGTGGCAGGAGTCATATAATCTTTAACTGGCTGAAACGTCGATTCCTGCCGCAGAACATCACGCAGGATGGGTCGATGTCGCTGTCTGATTGGGCAGACGAGATCTACGGTGATGATGTTGAGTCGTCGATTGACGTGAACTATCAGACGGCACTCGGTATCCCACCGCTCTGGCGGGCGGTCAATATTGTGAGTAATGATGTCGGGCGATTGCGTTGCCGGACATTTGAGCGGCTGGACAATAACGAGCGGCGGCGAGCAACTGAGCATCCGAGTTACCGGCTGATCAACCGCAAAAGCGGGATCAGTAACTCGTTTCAGTTTCGCCGCACGCTCACGCTGCACGCTCAATTGCATGGTAACGGATTCGCCCGCATTCGACGCAATCAGCGTGGTGAGCCGATTCGGTTGGAGATCCTGCCGCCCGCCCCGCTGACGTATCCGGTGATCGAAACAACAACTCGCGGCGAGCGTGTTGTTGTGGTCACGCATATCGACGACAAGGCAAAGGCATTGCCGATTGAGGATGTGATTCACATTCCCGGCCTGAGTTACGACGGATGTTGCGGACTGTCGATCATCGATGTGCTTGAAGCGTCTCTGAAGGGTGCGATTGCGACTCAGCAATACACAACGCTCTACTACGAACAAGGCGGCAGTGTTAAGGGTTATCTCAAGGTGCCGAACATCCTCAAGCAGGAACAGGCGGCTGACCTGCGAGCCAACTGGGGGCGGCTCGCTGAGGGCATGAGTAACGCGGGGAAGATTGCTGTTGCTCACGGTGGTGCTGAGTACATTGAACTCAAGGCTAACGCGAATGATGCACAACTACTGCCCGCAAAACAGTTCTCTATCATTGATATCAGCAACGTGACCGGCGTGAGGCCGCACGATCTGGGTGACCAGACTCGGGCGGCGTACAACTCGCTGGAGCAGGAGAATCAGTCTCATGCTGACCGCTGCATTGAGCCGTGGCTGGTCACATGGGAGCTTGAGTACATGGAGAAGCTGCTCACCGAGGATCAGAAAGATCGCGACTCGCACTATATTGAGTTCGATAGGCGTGGTCTGATTCGGCACTCATTAACTGAGCTGGCCGAGGCTGATCGCAAGTATCGCGAGATGGGCAAATACAGCGTCAATGATCTGCGGCGGCGAGATAATGAAGAGCCTGTAGATGGTGGCGACCAGTATCATATTCCAGTCAACTGGGGAGTGTTGAATTAAAAACCTGAAGGCGTCAGCGAACAACAAGTCGGCTGAGATTATCTTCTATGGTGATGTTGGCGGGTGGGATGGCATCACCGCAGCCGAGTTCCAGAAAACGATCAGTGATCTCGGTGACGGCGTTGAGAATATTACTTTGCGTCTGCATAGCTATGGCGGCGACGTGTATGATGGTCAGGCTATCTACAATACATTGAGACGCAGTGCGGCTCGCGTGCGTGTTGAGATTGATGGTGCCGCCATGTCGGCGGCCAGCTTTATTGCGATGGCAGGTGATGAGATCGCGATGGCTGAGAATGCCATCTTCATGATTCATGACCCGTGGACAGTCGTGATGGGTAACGCTCGCGACATGCGAGACATGGCCGACTCGATGGATAAGGTGCGAGATACCATTACTGGCGTTTACCACTCGCGAACACTGCTGCCGGTCAATGATATCAACGCATGGATGGCGGCTGAGACTTATTTTGATGCCGACGAAGCGTTAGCGGTCGGGTTTGCCACTGAGGTGATTCCCAACAAGGGCATCAATGATCTCAGCACGTCAGTGATTCGCAATCGATGGAAGAACTGCCCTGATTCTCTGATCGAGAAGCTTGAGCAGCCAGTTGCTGACGACAGTAGTAAGTTGGAAAACATGAGGCGGCGTGTTGCTGTCTTTTCTCAGTTCCGTGGCTGAGTGCCTGCGGACGTTTTTTTGGATGCCCGCAGGGGCAAGGAGTGTGTGAATCGGCGTTAGTGTTAAGGCTTTGAGTGAGAAGCGTGGGGAAATCGAGCATCAGCTGAACAGTATTCTCGACGCCGCTGGCACCGAGAAGCTTTCAGCGGAAGCAGAGCAGCAGTTCGATGCTTTGTTTGAGCAGGATGCAGAGCTGAAGGCTCGGATTGAGAAGATTGAGAGCGTCAACGCCCTCAGTGCTGAGCTGGGTGAGCTGCGAGACAGTGCGGCTGAGGTCACTGGCCGAAAAGAACTGGCGGATCCGGAGTTGGAGAACAAGGCTATCCGCGGCTGGCTCGACTCTCAGTGGGACGAAACTCGCCAGTACGTCACTGATGAGGCCCGCAAGGCTATGAAGGCCTTTGGGGTCGATGGCAAGGGGTTGATTCTGAATGGCGTCGGACGTGGCGGATTCCGCAACGACCTGACCACTGGAACTGCCAGCGGTGACGCCGGTAACGTTGTCAATCAGCGGCTGATTGCCAGTCTGACTGAAGCAATGGCGTTTTATGGTGGCATGCTTCAGACGTCGGAAGTGATTACTACTGCCAACGGTCGCGACTTTATCTGGCCAACTTTTGACGATACGTCAAATGCGGGGTCTATGGTTGCAGAGGCTGGTGCTGCGGGCACTGCTTCAAATCCGACGTTCGCGAAAACGACTCTGTCAGCCTACAAGGGATCGACAGGCATTCTCAAGATGACTTGGGAAAGTATTCGTGACACGGATGTTGATCTGGTGCCGCTGATTGGTCGTGCGTTCGGCGAGCGGCTGGGGCGACTGGTTAACACCGAGGCAACTGTTGGCAGTGGTTCCAGCACTGCTACTGGCATCACCGTTGGTGCTGCCGCTGGTGTGACTGCTGCTGCTGTTGCGGCGATCACGTTTGATGAGCTGATTGACCTTGAGCACTCGATCGATATCGCTCATCGAAATGGTGCTCAGTTCATGGTTAACGATGCGACCGTGAAGATTCTGCGGAAGATCAAGGACGCTGACAACCAGTACATCTGGCAGCGTGCTGTAACTGCTGGTGCTCCGAGCACGTTGCTTGGGTATCCGGTTGTGGTCAACAACGACATGGCAACGGCGGCTGCCAGTGCCATTACTGTTCTGTTCGGTCAGCTCTCAGCTTACAAGCTGCGAATGGTTGAGCAGGTCCGTGTTTACCGGCTTGAAGAACTGTATCGCGCAAACGATCAGGATGGTCTGGTTGCCTTCAATGCGTTTGACGGCAAACTGCTGAATCCCGGCGATGATCCTGTTGTGAAGCTCACTCAGGCTGCTGTCTAAGTGATGTTGTGAGTTGCTGAAGTGCGGGTGAGGGTGTTTTGTTCCTTTCTACCTCACCCGCACGTTTTATCCCGGTGTGGATTGTTGGTAATCCAGCGAGGCTCATTATCTCGTGTCCGTGGGTTCGATTCCCATCACCGGCACTTGTTGGAGTGCTGGCAGGCATGTCAGGTGTTGTGCGACTGGTGGCGGGGTGTGACATGCCTGCCAGCTTGATTACGGGTGCAAATGGCTGACGCTTGGAATTATGAAAACCGTCTGACGCTGGTGGGTTCGATTACTGAGCCAGTGTCTGTGACCGAGCTGAAGTTGTATTGCGGTATCGATGCGTCGTTCACGACGGATGATGACCTGCTGACGGCGGCGATTACTGCCGGGCGCGAGTTTGTTGAGAACGAGACGGGCAGGCAGTTGCCGGCGGCAACGTATGACCTGACGCTGGATGAGTTCCCGAAGATGCTTTATCTGCCCCGGTCTCCGGTAACGGCGGTGAGCAGTATCAAGTATCAGGACACCGCAGACGCTGAGCAGACGCTGGCAACGACCGTTTATGCGGTTGATATTGTTGATCCAGATCGAGTCAGCCGAATTGTGCTGAAGCCGTCACAGCAGTGGCCTGCGGTCTATGATTCCATCAATGTGGTTGTGGTTCGTTTCACTTGTGGGTACGCCACTGTTTCGGCTCAGTTACTGGCGACGGTCAAGCAGTACGCCAAAGAGCTGTATGACTTCGGCGAGCCGGATGTTGACAAGCTGAGGATGTGGCTGGCACCGTATCGGGTGCATCGATGGTAAGGTACAGGCCGAAGCGTGACACGTCACTGCCTCGCAGTGTATTGCGTGAGCGTGCCAATGTGGGCGTGACGTTCGAGAGTTACACGCTGGCTCAGGATGCTGCCGGCGAGGAAGTCAAGACGTGGGCATCTCTGGCGACGCGTCAGGGGCTGCTGTTGCCAATGAGTGGTTCTCAGCGTGCCGAGCGTTCGGCGACTCATACATTGAGTGTGAGGTATGTGAGCGGCCTGTCTCGCGATCAGCGGCTGCTGATCGGTTCGGACTACTACGAGATCCACGATGTGATTGACGTGGATAACGATGGCAGGGAGCACGTGTGTCGTATTCGCCAGATTGAGGCGAATTGATGGCTCAGACAATTCGCATCGAAGCGGTTGGCACGCGAAAGATGCTCAAGAAGCTCGACTCGTTGCCGGCAAAGATTCGCACGAAGATTGTGCGGAAGGTTATCAGCAAAGCCACGACCGTGATGAAGCGGGAACTTATAAAGCGGGTTCCGATTGGTGTTGATAAGAATCCCGTTGATGATAATGGGAAGCCGCGAAAGCGGCTCAAAAAGAGCGTCACAAAGCGGCTAAAGATCGCAAAGGGCAAGTCTGGCGTTCACGGAGTGGTAGGACTGCCGTATGAGTTTCCGAAGTTCGTATTCATGCTTCATTACGGAATCAAGCCACACACGATCAGTGCGTTCGGTCGAGGGCTGCAGTTTCAAGTCGGCGGGGTGCGTGTGTTTAAGTCGGTGAACCATCCGGGCGTTCAGCGAATGGATTTTTACCGACAGGCACTCGCAGCAAGTATTCCGAAGTCGCGGACTATTATGGCAACGGCACTCAGAACACAACTGGCGAGCGTGACACGATGATCAATGAAGAATTGTATGCACGGCTGACGGCGGATGGCACAGTGTCTGGACTGGTTGTCAGTCGCATCTACCCGCACAAAGCACGATTCACACCAACGTACCCGCACGTAATTTATGAAGTGACAAGCGAGGAACCGAGCTACTCGTTCGCAGGTGTGGCCAGTACCAGAGAAGCCAGCATTACTTATCAGTGCATTGCGGAAACGTACCGCGAGGCACGCACAATCGCAGACGCCATTGAATCGTCGCTAAGTGGCTTTCGTGGCTTACTGGCGACTTATTTCGTGCATGCCACGTTTGTTGATGGTGTGCGTGATGACAAGATTCAGAAAACTGAGGATGCGGATTCGTTCTATTACGCGGTCAATGTTCTAGTTTCGGTGCATTATGAATGAGACAGTCTGCTTGAAGGTTCGCACGGCTTCGGGCGTGAGTGAGCTAAATGTTATTGAGCTGATCGAGGTGGATGGCAGGACGTACCTGCCGTCAGGGGATTTTCTGGAGCGAATGGCATTCCTTGAGGGACGTCTACACTCGCTCGAAACACAATTTGCAGCCGCACTGGCTAACGGGGGTTAATGGCGTCGCTTGGATTTGGAACGGCTATCGCGTTCTCATCGGGTTTTTGTGCTGAGATTACTGACGTAAAAATCGGCGGACTGTCACGCGAAGCGGTCGATGTGACTAACTTCGGATCAACGGGTGGATACAAAGAGTTTTATGATCCGTTTGTTGAGGACGTTATTGACGAGGTTCAAGCGGATCTTGAAGATCAGCGTCAGCAGGA